CTATAATCCCCCTTCTTCCCCGGATTCCGCCGGGGTCTGCTCAATTTCCAGCGGCCGGCCCTCTTGCTCCATCCGGGCGCGGACTGCCTGCAAGATATACCCCTGCAGGCTTTGCCCAGCGGCAGCAGCCGCGGCGCGGATCGCTGCGCCTTGATTCTTGTACGGCTGAATTTTTATTTTATCTAGCTTGTCCTGATGCCGTTTGTCTGTTATCGCTTTCTTTTCGCTCAATGCCATAATATCCCCCCATTTCGGCACACTTGGAATAATTATATTATACAAGATTTGTTGGCGTGGTTCCATGCGCATTTTGCACAACATGGTTCCACGCTTTTTGTGCAAAACGTAGATTGCGTGGTTCCACGCTTGACAGCCTTGTTTCTGCGTGGTACCATGTAGCCACAGCAAGCGCCACGGCAACCGCCGGACGCAAGCCAGTCACCCGACAGGGGAGAAAGGAGAACCGACACATGAGCGCAAATTTCTTCAAGCTGCCCGAATCCGACAAGCGGAAAATCTGGGCGGCGCTGCTCAAAGAGTGGGCAGCAAAAAAGGCTGCCAACCGGGCAAACGGTTGACAGCCTAGCAAGATGGGATTTGATCCACCAATCTTGCAATGATTTTACCACCGGCAGGCGGTAAAGTCAAGCGGATGCCCCGGCAGGGCTGCACCGCTCAAACAAAGCGGCCTTGCCCCACTACCCCGGCAGCCCGCCGGGAGAAACCGAAAAAAGCAAAGGAGCAAAGAACATGAAACTTTTGAACACTGCAAAGAAGATCACCACCGCCGCCGCACTGGTGGCCGCAATGCTGGCAGGCACAGCTCCCAAAGCCGCCGCCTGCCCCTACACCGTCGGCCCCCTGGGCCGCTACATCGCCCCGGCCATTGTGCAGGGCATGACCGCCACCGATGACGGCGCGGTTGAAGTCTGGTGCACCGACGCGCTGGACGGCGACGACTGGTTTTTTACCGTCGATGCAAAAACCGATCTGCGGATTTATGACCGGGTACAGCTGGTAGTTGATGCCAACGGCACCCCGGACAACTTCGCAGATGATAAAGTGCTCGATGCGCTTTACTGCCACGACTGCGACAACATGGAAGATTGAACCGAAAGGAGTGCAGAACATGACAACAGCCGCCAGCCGTGAAGATCAGGTTTTGAACCAACAGGAGCGCGAAAGCGACGACTGCGCCGGGTGCCCGTTCGCAGGTGTCAACACCTGCCGGAACCAGTGCCATGAAGTGACCGCCATCTATAACCCGAACTTGACCCACTGAAAGGAGTGCAGCAACATGATGACACTTGTACAGATCCGCGAACGGAACCGCAAGGAGAGCGCCGCAGCCCAGCGCCTGCAGGCCGCCGGGTATCGGCTGGAAGGATGGGACCCCCGCACCGGGCAGCGGATCGCCGCCCAGATCACCGACGAGAACACCAACGACGAACGCCGCACGTTCTACACCTTCCCCACCTGGCAGGATGCCGCGGCCGCGCTTCTGGGCTGAATGCCCACCGGATGCCCTGGCAGAGCCGCACCGGACAAAGCGGCCCCGCCCCACTACCCCGGCAGCCGCCGGGAGATCACCGAACACCAACACAACAAGCAAAGGAGCGTTACACATGACTAACAACGAGATCATTTACAGCGAAGTCAACGCGAAGTATCACACCCCGGAACAGCGCCGCGCTATCCTGGCGCTGGCCTACACCCCGGAGCAGATCGCCGCCAAGGGCAAAGAGATCCACTTCAAGGATGTGCCCGAAGAGCAGCAGGGCGAAGAGCTGGAAAAGCTGCTGCTTGCTGGCCTGTTCCACACGTTCCACGAATGGAAGGAGCGCGGCAAGAGCGTCAAGACCGGCGAGAAGGCCGCGATTGATACCCGGCTTTGGAAGCTGGACACCCGCCCCCGCAAGACCCGCAGCAGCGGCAAGGAGCCGGACGCACTGACCAAGGCAGCCGAAGAGCAGGGCGATAACGGGAACTATTACAAGGCCCCTGCGCACCTGTTCCATATCGGGCAGGTGGAAGCAAGCCGCCCCGCACCTGCCGGACGCTTTAAGAGCCTGGACGAGATCCGCGCCTATAACAAGATGCTGGCGGATCAGCGCAAGGCCGCCAAGGCCGCCGCAGAGCAGGCCGCCAGCGCCCCGGCCCCGGTCATCACCGAAGAGCGGCACGAACCGCCGGAGCTGGTCCACGTCGATCCGCTGCCCACCAAGAAGGCCGCAAAGAAGGCCAGCAAGCCCACCGCACCGAAGAGCGCAAAGAAACCCGCCGCCACGAAGAGCGCCCCGCAGAAGAGCGCACAGCCCGCCCCGGATGCACTCCGCACCGCACAGCAGGCAGAGCGGGAAGCAAAGGCCGCTTTCCTGGCTGTCCCCGACACCGACCGCAAGGGTCAGGCCGCCGCGCTGGACGCCTGGCGCAAGACCCGGAAAGCCGTAGAGGACGCAAAGCAGGCCCCCGCCGCTGTGGCCGTGCTGGACGAAGCACCGGTGAAACAGCTGGACTTTGAGAGCATCGCCGCCGGTCTGCTGGCATGATCCACCACCACGAAACCGGAAACTTTAGCAGGGCTGCACCGGGCAAAGCAACCCCGCCCCACTTCCCACCGGCACCCCGCCGGGAGGATCACCACAAAACGAAACACGAAAGGAAGTTTGAACCATGAAAAAGTTTAGCAACGTCATCGACCAGATCAACGAGGTTTTGCGCCAGCAGTGGACGCTGCAGGACCTGCGCCGCAAGGCAGAGTGCACCGGCCACCCTGCAGAGGTTCAGCAACAGATCACCGCTGCCCGCCTCCGCCTGATCTGCGCCCGCCGCGGCTACCTGCTCACCGCCTGACCTGCCCCCGGATACTCTGGCAGGGCTGCACCGACACAAAGCAGCCCAGCCCCACAGCCCCGGCAGCCCGCCGGGTACGAAACCAGAACGAAACACGAAAAGGAGTTTTTGCAATATGAAAAGAGCATCCAGCAACGCCCCCGCCGGTCTGAACGTGAAGAAGATCACCGCCTATCTGAAAGGCCAGGCCAAGAACCGCAACGCCGTGCGGATCACCTGCCAGGGCGGCAGCGTGTACATCTTCACCGGCTATGCAGCGTTCAAGCTGCCCGCCGTCCTTTACCCGGAAGTGATCCAGCCCGTGACCATGCAGGCGGCCCCCGCCGATGGTGTGACCATCGTTTCCAGTGATGACGGGTTTGTGGTCAACGATCCGTACCAGCTGACCGCCGCGCAGATGTTCCAGAAGTTGAGCGACTGCAAAGAAGAGGTCAAGCGCACTTCACTTTTGCAGGAAGTCGAAATGAAGGGCAAGATCTGGGGCACGTTCCGAATGTTCCGCAACGGGTCCCGGCCCATCATGATAGATTCGGAGTATGACGCTTTTGTGAATCATCACGAATTTGTTTACCACGGCAGCAACAACCCGCTTGCGCCCATCCTGGCAACTGACACCGCAGACCCGAAACGCGCCGCCGTGGCCGTGCTGCTGGCTCCCATGAAAGCGAATGACGAAATACAGCAGGTTTGCAACCGCCTGTTTGCATGACCTGCACCGGATGCCCTGGCAGGGTCCGCACCGGATAAAGCGGCCCAGCCCCACAGCCCCGGCAGCCCGCCGGGTGCATGACACGAAACACGAAAAGAGGTTTACACGATGACCACCCCAAACGATTCCCTGGACTTCTACCCCACGCCGGACAGCCTGGCCTTTGATATGGTTTTCTCCCTGCGGGAAGTAAAATCCGGGTTCACCACCTACCCGCGCCCCATTCTTGAACCGTCCGCCGGTGATGGAGCACTTGCCCGTCAGGTCCACGCTCTGGCGTTCAACGTCCACCACGACTATAAGACCGGCGAGGTTGACCAATACGACAAGGGAAAGGCACGAAGCGCAGAGCTTGACTGCATCGAGCTTTCCAGCGACTTCCGCGCCGTGCTGAAGAAAGACGGTTTTCGGGTGGTGCATGATAACTTTCTGACCTTCCGCCCCACCACGAAATACGCCGCAATCGTCATGAATCCGCCTTTCTCCGCCGGTGCCGCGCACCTGCTCAAAGCACTGGACATCATGCAGGACGGCGGCAAGGTGCGCTGTCTGCTCAACGCCGAAACCCTGCGCAACCCCTGCACCAACGAACGGAAAGAGCTGGCCGCAAAGCTGGAAGAGCTGCACGCCACTGTGAAATATATCCCGGATGCGTTCAAGAACGCCCGCCGCGCCGCCCGCGTGGAGGTGGCGCTTGTGTCGGTGGACATTCCCGACCGGGAGCCGGTGAGCCGGATCCGGCTGGATCTGAAAAACGAAACCGCAGAGCGCTTGAAAGAAAACCCGGAGTTTGCCGCCCTGGTATCTTCCGACCCCATCACGGCAGCCATTGAACGGTATAACGCCGCCGCAGAGGGTGTGCGCCGGATCTATGAAGAGTACAACGGAATCAAGTCCCTGTTTTCCTCTGCCGGCGCTGGTAAGAAAGAAAACCCCGTGATGGCTTTCACGAAATCTTATAACGACGCTATCCGGGAACTGCGCGGGATGTACTGGAAGCAGCTGTTTGAAATGCCGCAGCTGTTCGATGCGATGACCTACGAAATGCAGCAGGATTATCAGAAGCGAATCAAAGAGCTTGAAGGCTACGACTTCAGCGCGTACAACATTCTGACCGTCCGGGAAGAAATTTCACGAAATCTTCTTTCCAGCATCGACCACGAAATTATAAAGCTGTTCGACGACTGGACGAACCTGCATTATAACGACGAGTACAGCAAGAACGTGCATTATTACAACGGCTGGTGCACGAACTCCGCGTACAAGATCAACCGCAAGGTCATTTTCCGCTGCAACGCCTTTGATACATACGATGGGCGTTTCTGCCCCCGGTACAACGCAACAGGCCATGTTGCCCAGATCGAGCGTGTACTGCACTTCCTGGACACGAACGGCAAGCCCTACAATGGGGACGAACTCCGCGCCGTGCTGGATGCCGCCGAAAAGAGCGGCCAGACCCAGAAGATCCAGCTGCACTACTTCACCGCCACGTTTTACAAGAAAGGCACCTGCCACATCGAGTTTACGAACACGGACGTTTTGAAGTCCTTCAACCTCTACGCCGGACAGCGCAAAGGCTGGCTGCCGCCCACCTACGGCAAAAAGAGTTACCACGACATGGCCGCCGCAGACCGCCGGGTGGTGGACAGCTACGAGGGAGAGGCCAGCTACACCGACACCCTCGCCCGGCACCTGATCCCCACGCAGAGCACGTTCTTACAGCTGAACGCTTAACACGAAACCGGAAACCCTGGCAGGGTCCGCACCGGATACAAAGCGGCCCCGCCCCATCTTCCCGACATTTACGCCGGGAGCATCACGAAACAGAAAGGAGGTGTTTTCATGGTTCGATGTTGGATATACTCCGCCGGGCGGGATCAATGCCAATGCTACAACGTGGATGACGAAAACTTGGCCGATCTGGCAGCACAGGCGCAATTCCTAGAGGACTTCCGTGCCCAGCGTGCAGCAAACCCGGCTTTATACCGGCAGCTGCTCAATATGCTGGTGCCCGCCGCCGATGCTATGCCCATGCGCAACTATACCGGCCTGCCGTTCTGACAGCCAGCGCCCCGGCAACCCGCCGGGAGTATCACGAAATCCAGTATCACGAAAAGGAGCAACAACCCACCATCGCCCAGATCCAGTGCCCGGAACCGGTGACAGAACGTCACCACTTGACCGTGCCCCGCCTCGCCGACCTGGTATCTCTGCACGAAATCTTCTTGTCTTTTATTGCTTTTGTTTGCGTTTTGTTCTATCATGACAGTAACGAAACACGAAAAGGAGGTTTCCCGTTATGACTATGATTCCCGCATTCGGCCCATGGCCAGAGCACCCCGCAGACGCTGACGAAGAAAAGCGCCTTGCCAGCGCCCAGCAGAGCAAGACCAGCCCGCTTTCCGTGGACAAGGAACATGAAACCGGGGTTTTCTATGGATCCGGCAAAGAACCGTACCAGACCAGCCTTACAAGCTGCACCTGCAACGATTTTGTAAAGCGCAAAAAGCCCTGCAAGCACATTTTCCGGCTGGCTATGGAACTTGGCATCATCGACGCGGCATACAAGACCGGGCGCAGCACCGGCGAACGAAACGAGGCACAGATCAGCTTTGCGGACAGCATCGAACTGGTTGAACAGCTCTCTGATGCAGCGCAGAACGAAATCAAGGAAATGCTGTACTACACCAGTGAACGCATTGAGACCCGCCAGAAGCCCGTAACCTGCCACGAACTGGATCTGATCCCAGAACTGCGCACCTCGCCGCTCCTGCACGAAAACCCTTACCCGCTGGAAGAAGTGCTGAACGATCTGCCAAAGCCCCTTGTTGTTCAGCTACTGGATCTGGTGCACCGGGAAGGCAAGCCGAAACGAAATGCAGCTAAAGCCGTAATGGCTGCATGGCTGGCGCAGAACGCGCCCATGCTGGCAAAAGAGCTGCCGCCTTGTGCGTCCTTCTCTTTCGTTGAGGTGTTCGACAAAGCCCAGCGCGACGTTTACAAGTACCTGCACCGCAAGTACGACACGGAAACGGACTGGTACACCGGCGCAGAGTATCCCGCCGGGGCTGTGCCCGCGGCAGACGGGTCCACTTACTACTTCCCAGAGGACAGAGTTACCGATGCCCTCACGAAACGCGGTTTTAATCGCTGCCTGAATGGTTACATCCCGGAGTAAAGAATCTTACTTCACGAAATCTTACTTTTTGACCGTGAAATTTGCAATTTATCTGCAAAAATCCGGTCTTAGCCACGAAAAGCAGCTTTTTAACCACGAAATTCAACTTTCCAGCTTCAAAAAGTTCAATTCAATCACGAAAACCCGCTTTTTTGATACATTTTCTCTCACGAAATGAGGTTTTGCATGGAATACGAAGAATTTTTCGCGCCGTGGCGTTTGGTCGCTGCCTTTGCAGACGGCTCCCGCCTGCTGTTCGATGGTCTGACGGAAGAACAGGCCAGAGACGCAATGGAAGCCGCCCAGAAGGAGCACGGCGATATTGGTTACTGGAACCGGGTCACGGATCAGAACTACGAGGACGGCAGGTATTACAAGACCGTCCCGCCACCGCCCTGCATCAACATCGTGGACTACGACGGCTACACCGGTCCGCTGGACGAAAACGGTCTGCCGGTAGGTCTGGCTGAACAGATTGCCCAGGCCAACGTAGAGGAAGGCCGGAATCCCGACGAGGCGCAGATCATCATCAAGCGCAACGCTCCGCCGGATGACCAGCCGCCGCACGAAAAGTAAATCACGAAATTCAAAAAGCCCGCCGGGTCGATGACCTGACGGGCTTATAGTGTTGAAAGGATTCTGTTATGCAGGAAAAACGTCACGGAACTGCCCGTTTTGTCTTGAACAAAGAGGGGCAGCTTGAACATCTTATTCAAATTGGCGGTTACACATTGCACGTTATTGTCCAGCAGCAGCTTTCGTTTGAACAGCTGGACTATGTTGTTCGTCAGTATATCGCCTATAAGCATCATGGGAAGATACCGTTAAAAGGCGTAGAAACCATCGAAGTTCCCTTGTCACACTCTATCGAATGACCGCATGATAGCATCAAAGATCAGCTGTGTCGCTTCCTTGTCCTTGAATCGAATTACATTTCCGCCGGGGACAAACATAGAAACGTATCCCTCTTTTTCCTTGGTGACTATCGGGCAAAAACTCCACTTGTAGCGCAGTTCATCCGTCAGTTCATCGTCAGTGCGATCATCCAAAGCAATCATGTGTGGCAAACCATCTGGAACTTTCACGGCCTTTCTTCTTGTCCACTTTCTGGCCGCTCTTTCCTTGATGATTTTCTCAATGTAGTTTTTCAATTCAATCCTGATTCCCATTTCAGTCTCCTTTGTACGAAACCCGGTAGGTCAACTGCCCGCCGGGTTATTTCTATGCCTGTTTTCGGATTTTTGGGGTAGTCGTGTTTGTTTTTCTGCGGATGGTGGACACGATTTTGCAGAAGCGCCTGTGCATGAGGTTTCACAGGCCGCCTTGCCTATAAGATAATATCGCCCTCCGCCCAGGCATCCGCCCGGCAGCGTTCCTCGCGCACGTTTAACGCACGCGATAGTAAAGCGCCGCACTCCGGGAGCCGTTCCAGACCGCTGCCCAGCTGTGCAAGAGCCACGTTCCGCAGGTACTTCAAGTGCTGCACACTGTACGGAACTTTCTGCTGTACTTCATGCCATTTTTTGTGGCTGATGTAGAACTCGGTCAAAATCAGATTGTGGCCACTGTCCAGCCGGTTCATTTGTTCCCGGATGATGCGCTGATCTCCCAGCAAAAGCGCCCGCTGCTGCTCCATCTGGCGCAGCTGTTCACCAATGCCCAGTTCTTCCATTTTGCACGCCATCGTTGCGGTGCTATCTCCGTGGGATCCTCCGTGCGGCATCCCATCTGCGCCCATACCCCGCATAGGGTCTATTTCATCGTTCAGCGCGGCACACTGGCGGCGGATGATCTCTATCCGCTGCGGGATGTCTGCATAATATTTCAAGATTGCTTCCGCCTCGTGTACCTTCACTGCTCAATCCTCCCGAAATTCAAAAATCTTTCTTGAAAAGGGGTTTGCCGAAAATGGGATCTTCTCCCTCCACGCGCTTCACCATGGCACCTACGCCGTAGATATCTTCAATGACACGGCGCAGACGGTCATAGGCCACCTCTTCGCCGTCCTTGCTCCATTCAAGGAACTGGGCATAGTTCGCCTTGGCTTCTTTCTTCACAGCCTCGATCTGTTCAGGCGTGTATCCCATTTCTTCCAGCGATCCCGCCATAAAGCGGATAATCATTTTTGCGGCATCGCGGCGCTCCGCCAGAATGCGCAACTTTTTTTCAGAGCCTACCAGATCGCCCGCCGGGAGCCAGAACTCTTCCGGCATCAGGTGGGCGGTGCGCTCTCTCAGCCGCTTCCGGGCTTCCGGGGTGCCATACTTGTCGAGATCCAGAATGTACCTGGATTCAGCATTGTTCATTTTCAGGTTCAGGATAGTGGATTCTTTCTCGCCCCAGTCCCAGAGATCATGCGCCGCTGCAATGGTGCAGTACGAAACAACCTGTCCGATTGCCTCACGGTTCAGCATGGTACGGCGCTTCGACTTGCTGATGTTGATCTGCTGGTTCACCGCATTCTGGATGCTCTGCCGGTAGAATGCCGGCATCCTTGCTCTGCTTTTTCCCATGATTGTTCCTTTCCCGCCTGTTCAGCCAGGCGCTTCCACTCTTTCGTTTCTGCTTTTGTGTCTGGTGTGATGATCTCGACAAAGCCCCAGCCTTTCGGTTTGGCTATGAGGTCGATAAAAAGCCTGCGGCGATAGATATAATCCCGCTGTGCTTTTCTGGTAAACTTCGACTTGATCTCTACTACATCCACCCGTCCGTCTGCATAGGTGAGCTTATAGTCCGCCGTATAATGTGCCGCCGGGAGTTTCACCGCGCAGTATTCTTCCTCCGGCAGCAGTGTCCACTTCGGGTGCGGTTCTGCTGACACGATTTTCCCGGACTGAATGCCGGGCAAGACGGTGCCGATGTAATACACATACTCCCCGTAGGAATCAAACGTTTTGCTCAACCGTCCGGCAGCACTTGCGGCCTCCGCCATTGGCTGCGTGTGGGTACACTTTCCCCGTTGTCTGGCCGCTATCTGAGCCTCTGCCTGCGCACGGTAGCGCGGCGGCAGGTCGTCCAGTTCCAGTCTGGCGCTCATGGCTGGTTCCTCCTGTTCTTCCGCCGGGTGTCCGGCTTCTTTTTCAGTTTCACGATCAGGTGCTTGGTGTTGTTCCCCGTGATGTGCTGTTCGCACTCGCGCAGGGTATAACCGGGGTATTTTTTCTCCCAGTATTCACGATCATCCGGCAAAGCAAATGCTTCGTCAAAGCGCTTGCGGCTCCATCTGGTGTCGTTCGGGCGCGGGGTTTTCGGCTTTTGCAGCCCTTGGCTCTGCCGCCAGCGCCGGATACGGGCGCGGGCTTTCGTCATGTAGGTCGTCAGGCGCTCAAAGCTGGAACAGGTCAGGTCGATAGGTTCAACTTTCACAAGCCCCATCGGTCGCCCGGTGCTGTCCCGCCACAAGTCTTTGATCTCCTGCCATGTCAGATTGCCTTGCAGGATCACATGATGGTGGTGTCTGCCGGTAACTTTCCCGTCCTCGTCCACCACGCTGTATTCTGCAACTTGCATCCACTTGGATGCTTCCCGCCCCGTCTTTTTGCAGAAGCGCTTCAAGCGGCGGGTAAAATTCGTCCAGTCCCGGTCTACCTGGTCAAAATCTCCGGGCGCTGGCTGGTGGTCGTGGTCGTATGTAAACGTGGCTGCCCAGTCGCTTTCCCCGAAATTCGTATAGGCCAGCTGGCAGAAATACCGCCTTGCTATCATGTCGTTATACTTCTGCTGCGCAATGGAGGTCGCCAGTTCTCTTTTGCGGCGGGTGCTCGCGGTGTGTTCCTTGTCCGTCGTTTCAAAGAGATCCACTTCTGCGTAATCCGAGTTTCCGAGAATGTGTTTCTGCTCCCGAATGTACCATGCCCGCACCGTTCACTTCCTCCTTCCGCAAAGTTCTACTGGGATTTTCTTTTCTGTGGACCAAACACACACGGCTTCGCAGGACAAGGGGGATACAACGCCGGGCAGGTCTTTCTAAGTTTCCCATTCCGTCAAGCCCTACAGACCCGCCCTCGTTTTCTCCCCCTTGACCCCCGCTTTCCCCGGCGTGTTCTTCCGTGGTCACTAGATTAAGTTACACATACAAGCCCCTTGCCGCCTCGTCAGGGCGGCAATTTTACGACGGGCTTGCTTAATTCTTGATTAGGATCTTGATTAGTTTCGTTCAGCCTTTCATTGCGATCCAGCTGTGCATCCGGCCATAGGCCAGCAGATCTTCCACCAGCTTGTCCACCAGCTTCACACGGTCGTCCTGGTCTGTCGTGCATTTGATGTTCTGCGCAGCGTTTACAAACCCAGCAAGCGATCCCCGCATATTTGTGTACTCAGCGTGTTCGTCTGCCGCATTTGCTGCCATCCGCAGCGCATCGGCAAGGTCCTCCATGTTGTTGCGCTCTGTATCGTAGCGCCGGAGGCCGGTATCCTGATAGTTCTCAAAGGCACGGTCCGCCCTCTGCTGGTAGCGCTCTGCCAGCTTTTCAAGTTCACTTCTGTCCATTTTTAAGCTCCTTTATCTTTTCCATCCCACATTTCCAGCCGAGTGTGACACACCGGACAGGTCTCCGGTTGCCAGTTCGTTATGTAGCCGCAAATAGGGCAGCCGTAGTAATCTTCTTTCAGGATTCCGCAGTATTTTCCCCAGTATGGCCGCACCGGCGGATCCTCTGTGTAATTTACAACGTCAAAGTGGCGCAGGCTTTCACTCAAAGCACCTATAATATCTTCTTCTACGCTTCTGTTATCCGGGTTTTCTACTTCGACAGTTAGTTCAATGATGACTTTTTTCTCCATCGCTCTGTACACCTCCGTCCACCACCATTTTCAGGCAGTTAGCTTTCGCACTCGCTTCTCTTTTCGTAAAACTCGCAGGTGTCCTCTGGGTCTGTGTTCTCTGTTCCTTTCGGTGACAGGCCGTTATAGCAGAACCAGCTTTCAGCGTCATGGTAATAGCAGGTGCAGCAGGTGTTTTCAGGCTCCATGTTTGTCTCCCATATAAAAACGTTTCATCGTTTCGCGGTACACTTTGAAGCACTCCGGGCACAAGTCGCCAACTCCAAAGAAGTCCCTCGTTTCAAGTGCCCACCCATCCAGTGCCTTCTGGTCAAACCGACCATCATCGAACCGTTCTGCAAATACCTGCTTCCGGCAACGGTTGCAGATAAACATTGCTCCGTTCTGTCTCATTGCACTTTCTCCAACTTCATAACCTCAAAATCTTCAAGATTCGGGTGCAACTTCTTGACCGCGCGGCGAGCTGCCGTACCAGCCTCTTCCTCTCAATCCCGAACTCTGCCCTTGCTCAGTGCCAGAGGACCACGTTTGACGAATGGGCCAGATATGTTGTTCCGTTAATTTTGACCTGTAACTGGTCGCCTTCATAATCGTTCCAGCTATCCACCTTGCCCTCAATTACGGTTCCATCCGGCATTTTAATCTGTGCCTGCGAATATTCGTAGGTCAAATCAATTACCTGCTTGTTGCATCCCGTCATCAGCAAAACGCTTGCCACCGCAGATGCTCCCACCATAAAAATCTTTCTCATTTCTTTGCTTCCTGCCTTTCATTGAGTTTTACTACCGGCTGCGGCTGGTCGCTGCGGTTCAGCGGCTTATCAAAGCACACATTCCATGGATCGCCCTCCGGCTTGTCATGCCATGCCAGTGCGTGGCGAATGGTAAGCCATACCTGTTCTGCCCGGTACGGCACTCTCATTACATCCGAGATAGGGGCGGGGAGAACAAATCTGTTATATGCTTGTTCCATTCCTACGCACATGAAATCTCTTCGGTCCATCGCAACCTTAAAAGCGTTATCTTCCTGTTCCTTGGTCTTGAATGCCCCATTTTTTAGATCAGAGTAGAATTTTGCAAAGCACAAGCTTTCTGCCAGATCCCAGAACTGCCCCATGTGCAGCCGCAAGTACCACTCGCAGGCAGTCTGCACAGCCTCCGCCACTGGGCGGCTCATGGTCAGCGTAATGGTTTCGACCTCTGCCGGTGCATCACTTTTCTTCTTCGTCATAGTGCGGTTCCTTCGCTCCCGGCCAGTTCCGGCGCTGGCTACGCTCAAACTTCCGTGCCATTGCCGCTACCTGAATAGCCTCCACGGCCAGAGCAACCGCCCTGTCATACACGCCTTTCGTGGAGATCTGCGGATCGTTGGAGTAAACGTCCATCCACATTGCGTTCAGTTCCCGATGCAGCCCATCCATTTCCCGTGCAGCTTCCACGGCTTCTTCCTGGATCACAGCCACGCCCTCGTGGTTACTTGCAAACATCCGAAACTTCCTGTTTGCTGCGGCCAGTTCAATTTTGACCAGCCGCTTCACATCATTCTTCACAGCGTCCATGTTATTCCTCCACAAAAACCACGTTAGCCCAGCTCGTTGTATACTTTTTCCCGTTGAGCTTTACCGAAATAACCGGCCAGTCGCAAGACCAGGAGCCGCCTTCGTATGCGCCTTTGTCCAGCAACGTGCCATCCGGTGAATAGACATACACCGTCCTGCCCGGATATTCGTCTATCCCCATAGCTTTGTCAGTTTCGCATCCCGCCAGCGCTCCGCACAGTGCGGTAGCGCAGATTGTCAGCGCCAGTGCTTTCATGGTCTTACGCATTTTCTTCGTCCTCCCGCTCGCTCAAATCCTCAACGTCCGCAGCGTCCTTGGTCTTTTTCACCATGTCTGCAATGGCATACAGCCCAGATTTCGCCAGAGGTTCCAGCTTTACGGGGATTACAGCACCGCGTACCATCATACCATCCTTGATGACATAGTAACGTCCGCCGCTTGCCATCTTCCGCACACAGTATTTGAAATAGCCGCTCTTGCGCATTTCATCCGCCACTGGCATGATCTGCTTTGCGTCTACAAAGCCGATTGTTCTGGAAGTCGGTTCAACCATCGGAACCAGGTTACACCCACAATAGCGGATGCTGATTCTGCCATTTTCGCAGTCCAGCTCGCCACTTGCTGTATCGTCAAGGTTCATGCCTTCAATGTTCCGAATATCGTCCGGGCAGTCACTTTCAAAATGAATATCGTTCCATTCCTTTTCGCTGATACCCAGCAGAGCCGCCAATTCCCTTTCGTTTTGTGCTTTCGGGAAGTCTGTCAGCGGGAAGATTGCTGTTTTTGTTCCGATGTACAGATCACACCCCTGACCATCGTTATAGAACACCTTGTAGAGCTTGCAATATTCGTCAGCCTTGATAAGTTTTGCGATTGCCGCCAGTTTCATTTGTAACTCCCTTCATTTTCGATCACCTGAGCCTCAAACGTCTTGTACTCTCGGTAGTGATCTTCTGCCATCTTTTTTGCCTTTTCAACGGCCAGCTCTGCGCTGGTTGCTGTGAGCCTATAAGGCAGCCACGCGGGCAGGCCGCTTTCGCCGGTTGCTTTCAGCAGGATATAATACCTTTGCATTGGTGCGTCCTCCTTCCGATTTTGGGCAATCCCGGAGTTGAACCGGGTGCGGGCCTGTTCCCATGCTCACAAAAAAGACCGCCGCGGCGGGCGGCCTTTATAGTGGAGTTCGTTATCCTGTTTTTAGAATCTCTTCCGCCTCCGCCTTGTGCTTCAGCACGCTATCCCTGCAAGCCGTTCCCTCGTCCCGGATCTTTCCCAGCGGGCACTTTGCACACGGAAGGGAGTTCTGCCGCATCTTTTTGCAGAGAACGTTCCTTGCTGCCAGAAGTTCCTTCCTCATCATGCGAACAGATACAGCCAGCAGCGTTTAATCAGCGCAGCGGGCACAAAAAATATCACCGCTGCCCACAGCGCCACGCCCAGTACAAACAGCAAGATTCCCAGTGTCTTTACAAGTCCTTCCATACTTTTCCTCCAATTACTCAAGTTCATCTCCCCACGCATCCCATCCGGTTGCGTGTTGGCGGGCAAACAATTCAATGCCGGCTTTCCTCGTGCAAATCATCCATGTCGCTTGCGTAATATTCTGTGATTTTGCATTCCAACCGTCTTACTGTACTTTGTAGCCATTCTTTTTGTTTCTGTGAATCACACAACCTACGAAAATAAACCTGCTCTCCCATGGAAATTATCATACTTGCCACAACCTCCCCCTTTCTCATGTAAACCAATACTTCCCCTGTCTCTTCCGATCTCCAGAAATGCGTTTGAAAGCCTATTTGTCTATACTGCTTTATAATATCTTTCAGAGTTTTATCAAAGTCATTCATCCGTTTGCCTCTTGGATAACCCACACTCTGTGCTGGCCGTATCCATCCCAGCTCAGCGCATCCTTATGGCTGCCAGAAACAGCAACATCCAAACGCTTTCCCTTGATACCGGGCCCGGTATCCTGAACGATTCTCACGCCCACATCCTCAATGTAGAGGACGGTCCCGAACGGAAAAACGTCCGGGTCTGCCGCCACCGTCACGTCTCCTTCAGCCGGCGCGCCGCTGGCGGTAATTCCCGTTCCAGTTCCACAGATGTGCTCCCGCTTTTCGGTGCAGTATGCCGTGCAGAGGAAGTCTCCGGCATCCTCTACCAGTAACTTTCCATCCAACCGGTCCCGCGCTTTCAGCGAATCCCGCAGGGTATCTGCATACCCGGCAACTTCGCCCGCCGCGCCTTTCCAGTCCTCGTACATGGACTTGTAGATATCCCTCTGTGTTTCAAGGTCCGTGATTCGGTTCTGCATCAGAGCAGCTTTCGTGCAGCTTGCGAGTTCTGCCGCAAGAAGCGCCGCAATGATTGCCTTGCTTATCGTTTCTACCTTCACGTCTCTTCGTTCCCTTCTGTTTTGTCGAATGTGATTGGTGCGTGCCCATGCTCTTGTGCTCGGAGTGTTCCGGTCATCCCATGCGTAACTTCCATGAAACCGCCGCCCTGGTCATTCAGCACCGTATTTCTTAACTCAAATAGCGTCTGATCTTGGTGCGTTGCCAATGTTGCCGAAAGTTCTTCTTGGACAAGCGGTCCCTTTCCTCCGCCGTCACATCCGCTGCGGATCTTCATTGTGTAGGCTTCCCGCTGCCTCCCCCCCCCGCAGGGTTTTGTTGCCACCATTCGATCATGCCATGAATAGCAGTCAGCAGTAAGTCCTGCAACTTCTTTCCCCTGCGGGATGCACGGTTCAAAATTCCATTCAGTGCCTTTTCGCTCAAAAACGACCACTCCGGCGGATTCTCCACTAGTATCGCAGACAGCATATACTCTGCGCCGGCGCTGGGGGATTCCCCAGTGTTGAGCATTGACGATTCGATAGGCAACAGCTCCGTAGTTTGCGAAGCCCCCCCCACTTGCCATGTTGGAGAATAGACTGATTTGCTCTACCTCCGGCAAACTCTCTGAGGTGTAGTAATTCGTTGAGAACAACTTCAAAATCCTTTCCTTTGTTCGATGACAGGGCACCTGGCACGTTCTCCCAGATGACGAACCTGGGATATTTGCCGCCGGTCGCCAGCAGCATTTCCCAGATAATGCGCACCGCCTCCCAGAACAATCCTGATCTGGCACCATCAAGACCAGCCCGTTTTCCTGCGATGCTCAAGTCCTGACATGGACTTCCGAACGTTATGATGTCAACCGGTTCGATCAGGAACCCCTTGATGTCCGTAACGCTTCCAAGATGCTTCATGTTCGGCAGATGCGTCTTTGTAACAGCAATGGGATACGGCTCTATCTCGCTTGCCCAGACCGGATGCCCACCGCACATTGCGGCACACAACGGCATCGTTCCGCTTCCATCGAATAGACTGCCTAATTTTACTTCTCCGGGCGGTTTTCCCAGTTCGCGGAATGCGCTTTTCACAAAGAACAATGCGTTCGGCAGCGCCATTCCGTTGCCCCACATTGCGTACTCTGCCGCCATGCTGTGCAAGCCATCATGCCAGCGCATCAGGGCGCGCCCGCCTTCTTCGCTGTCTGCCTGCATGATCTTCCGGTTTGGCTTTTTCCCTTTGATTTCACAGTCCTTTGCGTAGACCTCACGCCAGAACTGCAGTTCCCGCAAGTCGGTCAGCGGCTCAATTTCTGCCCACCCGTCCGGGAAACCTTGCAGTCTGCCACATTCCAGCGGAATCAGTCTGCGCACGATCCAGTCCGGCGTTTTTCTTTCGGCAACTTCTGGGCCGCTTGATGTTCCATCATTTTTCTTTGTGAGGGTGGCCGCAGTGTTCCCGGTGACGGCTCCGTTGTAGAGGTCGATGCCGACCGCATTTTCAGGCAACGGTTGGAGCACCGGATTTATGTAGTTCAAGCTCCATCCTCCTTCTCCCTTTGCCTGCAATGTCCCGCTGACCTCTCCGCCAAGGCAGTGATGCCTTGCATCGTAGGCAACGGCGTGCCGGTCTACCGTGTTCAGCGTGAACGAAGCATTTTCTCTCACTCCGCATCCGTTCTGGTTGGTGTTTCGGTCAACGAAATTTCCGGCCATACAGTACGCTCCTGCCACGATAGGTGCTTCATGGTCGCACGTCAGACATGGGCAAGTTTCGTTCAGTGTGTCCGCCGACGCCTGGCCAGATGCTCTGCAAATTACCGGCCTATTCTCACAAATTTTCATGCTGCCCCCCCCGCTGACCAGAATCGCCTGCGACCTCATAGCCGATGCGCTATTCAGCAGGGAAGGTGCCACACCGTCCACGCTGTAAACTCTTGCTCCTTGCGGAAATTCCGGTGTCAGGCATTCAAGTTTCATTTTGCTTTCCTCACTTTTTCTTGCACGGACGGCCAGCATCGAACTGGCTCACCTGTTCATGGGGGATTATCAGAAGCAGGTGCATCCTCTATGCGTCCGCATATCAAACCCGCCCGGCAAAGAGAGCACCGGGCGGGGCGGCTGCGGCAACAGCCTACCGCTTTTGTCCTGAGCGGATTGAACAGAGCATTTCTGCGCTCATGCTGCGGCGCACCCATTCTCGTCAACTCCATGCGGGTGCGTCTTTCGCGGAAATGGCAGCCCGGTCTTTCACCGGGCTTGAACGGAAAGGAGGACGCTGCTGTACAGCACCATTCCGCTATGCCGGGCAACCGGTTTCAAAGTTTCCCGGCTTTCATGGAAAACAACCAAGGCGCAGATGGGGTCTGACCCCATTCGCAGCACTTCCGCCTATAAGAAGCACTCTGCGCCATATAAAAAGCAGCCCCGCTTCTGCGGTGCAGGGCTGCTTATCTTACGCCAGAGAAGAACTATGCTTTGTATCAGCAGCATTGTTTCTCTCGTAGTGCTTGCACTCCACGTTGTAACCGCTGCATGGCGCGCACCGGACATCGGTTATTTTGAACGTGTGTTTGCACTGTTCCACGTCATTCTTCTTTGCGCCCCTGTGCGGGGCAATTCTAATATGTACGCTCCTTGCCAAACTCTTGACCTTCCTTGCTTTATGTAGGTAGCTGCACTTCCCAAGCGGGGAAGCGCAGCGGCGTTTGTCCTGCACTACTTCCCAGCGCTCTGGGATGTTGAGGTTTCTTCTTTTCCACAATGGCCTACCTGTGTAAAACTCTGCAACGAATGTTTCAAACTCATTTTCCAGCATTTCGATAAGTGCTTTTTCTTCGTCCGACAAAGGTCCCGGCACTTCCTCGATATCCGGTATACTTGCTGATAGTTCCATTCTCTTGCCGTTCGGAAGATCTATGTAAGCAGCGCGCCCGTTCACTCTCCTGCCTCCATGATGTGCGTTGCAATCATGTCCGCCATGTGCAGACACAGGACTTCCGGGTATCTGTCGTATGCCTTGCTAAGAGTGTCCCAGTCCCGTTCTCCGGTATAGGCACCCATGTGCCACCGGATTGCCAGAACTTCCTTTTCTTCCGTCAGGTGGATCCAGTGCTGAATGTTGATTACGGACGCTTCACCATGCCCCAGCAAATCCGTATCTCTATACTGATAGCTTCCATCCGGTTTCTGGATGTAATTTCCGGCTTTGCAAACGTCGTGGAGCAGGGCTGCAGTCAGGACTGCGTTCTTATCGCACCTCGCAAACTGCGGCATATTCTCGCACAGTTCCAGTGCAGCCTTCGCTACGTTGAGCGAGTGCATTACCAGGCCGCCGGGGACGTTCAGATGATGCTTTGCGCTGGCGGGCGAGTTGTAGAAGTCCGTTTCTTCCAGCACGATCATCAATGCCATGCCTCCCGGTCTGCCTTCAATGGCCTTCGTCAGTAGCCGCTTGTACTCTTCTTTCAGGAGTTTCTTGTCCATGGCTGCTCTCCCTTGTGCTTCCTGCATGACGTTCTTGGCCGCACCAGCTGCGGCAGATTGTGCCGCCTTGCCATTCGTGATCTTATTGTTCCAGAACTCTTCCAGGATGGTCGGCATAGAGTATCTGACCTTTTCCATTGCCTTCTCCGCCTCATTCTTGGTATCGGAAAAGTCCACAATGATCTGTGCCATCACATCAGCCATCAGGTTGAGCAGATCATTGATGCTGCCATTCAGGGTCATATCCGCCCTGTTGTCATTGCCCAGCGTCACTTCGATCTTTGCCTTGTAATCTTCTCCCATGTTGTTTGTCCTTTCTGTACTGCGTGAATATTCGGTCAATGGTGGTACATTCCGGGGTTATCACCGGACGGAAGGGAATGCACCCCCTCCTGCACTGGCTGTACCATATCAAAAGAGCGGCGTCGGACAAATGATGCCGCTCCTCCTGCCCATGCGGACCGCCCTGCCGTGTTCTTTCTGCCCCCAGCAGGTAAGGCCCCGGCCTTGCGGTAGCCGGGCGGCTTCCCCTCGTAGTTCAGCCGCATGGTGGGCGGGTAGGTCTGCCCATGCCTTCCCGGTTCTGTCAGTCCCAGTCCCGGACTTCGTTGTTCCAGTCGTAAGCCTTGTTCACCATCGTGTCCAGCAGCACCGGCACCGCCCATGCAACGGCAACAAGATCCGGGTCGTAATTGATTTTGAAGATCCAGCAAACGCCCCAGATCAGGGTTGAGAAAATTCCGTACAGCACGCCGAACACCAGCAGGCTTTCGCCCAGGTGCAACGCATCGCGGCGGAATCGCCGCCAGTTGAACGCCTTGTGGAATCCGTTGATTCCCCGGTGAAGTTTTTCAAGCATCATTTTGTCCTCTCTTTGCATTTAGCCTTTCCTGTAGTACAATGAGCACGGAAAGGAGGTGATTTCTTTGAAGCGTTCTGAATATAACCAGATTGTCCTTGCCATTGTCGAAAAGACAGAATCCGAATTGAACAAAGGAGTAAAGGAAGCATACCGATCCGGCGGTCAAAGTTCCGCCCTTGCCTATCTCGCAACTTCGATTCCTGACACCGTTGCTCACATGGTTTCCGACATCCTCAAGCAAAGTGGGGTTCTTCATTTTGAGGATGATGGCTCTCCAGATAGTGAGTAAATTCTCGCATCTGCTCTTCTGACAGCGCTTCCTTATTGGGGACGTTGAACGGTTGCGGCCTTTGCAGTTCCAGCGCAAAGACCGCAATTTCTTTTGCCTCGCCAGTGATTTCAATTTTCATTTTTCGTTTCGCCTCCCTCCATGTGAAACAGGCTGGTTTGACTTGTATACTCTGCAAATCGTTCTTCTTCCAGTTGGAAATAGAACGGGTCAATTTCAAAGCCGATAAAATCAAGTCCCGCTTCATAGGCTGCTATGCGGCTGCTTCCGCTTCCAAGGTGAGTATCAAGAATCTTTTGCCCCGGCTCTGCATAGTTTTTGAATATCCAGTCGTACAAGACAACCGGCTTCTGGGTCGGGTGGATTCTCTTTTCGTTCAGGGATTTGTTTCCCTGCATGGTGCCGCCTTCCGCAATACTCTTTCCTTGCATCATGCCGGACCACATATAGCGGAACAGTCGCACCGATGTAAATAAATCGGTCGCCGCTATCTCGCAGTCTGAAAAGCTGGAACTTCCATTGCACTTGTCCCACACGATCCGCCCGGTTGCAAACTTATAATCAAAGTAGTTGCAGCCCCACACGATGTAGTGTCTGGAAACGCGGAGCAGTTCTCTGAAATACTCCGGTCCCGGCCTGATCCATGCCGGTGAAATCGGATAGTCCCGGTGTACGCCTATCTTGCTTACCTTGGAGCCGTAAAAGCCCCGACGCTCTGGACCAGAGAAGTATGGAGGATCTACAACGGCCAGATCAAAATAATTGTCCGGGAACAGTTCCATTGCCGGAACGCAGTCCACATTATAGCAATGGTTCAGCTTGAATATTTCTCCCATCCTCTTTACTCCGCCGGGCGGTCAGCCCAATACCTGAGCTGCTGCTTCTTGTTGTACAAACGCTGCTGTCCCAGCGCTGCGCTGTACCCGGCGCGGCCATTGGCGTCCATCTTGCCGGTGTCGCCGCGCTTTAACTCTTTATATATTGTCGAGTAATTGAATCGCATCGCCCTTGCGATCCCCGCCACACTCTGCCCGGCATTGTACCGGGCTTCCAGCGTCTTGCGGTCATCTTGGGTCATGTGCTTTGCCAT